GGCAATCCGCCGCACGATATAGTTATCGGTTGCACGGTTAAAGTTACAAAGAACGGCAATCGTCGCCACTGTTTTACACTGAACGGCAGGCGGATTGCGTGCCATAAGATAGCACTACGTCTGGGAGAGTTGGGCGCTTAAGTTAGTCGTTCGTGGGCGGCAGTTAGGTATACCCTGCCGCCCTATCTGCGACTGATGAGGATATCTTATGCGTTCGTGTTTGGCAGTTAAGCGCGCCTTATATGGCGTCCCCGTGGGGGTCATGGGGCGTTTTAAAAACAGCTAACTACCCTAACCTACAACGGACCCGAATCGAGAGATAAATATAAGACTCAAAATAAAAAAATTTTTCCGGTATAAAAATTTACTATAAGATTCAAAATAAAAAAATAAAATCGCCTATATAAAATGAAAAATGAAATCCCCTAGATGAAAAAAAATTCCTCAGAAAATTTTAGACCCCTACAAGTCGATCCAATAAACGGCGACTATTATGTTATAATACCAGAGTGGATTGTCAATGATCTCGAATGGTATGAAGATACAGAAATAGAATTCACAATCGATGGAAAAGAAATTATACTCTCAGAAAAAAAAGATGACTGAAACACTTTATCACATATACTTAAAAAATAAATGCATCTATCATTCATTAACTGAAGATGAATTTAATTTGACATGGAAAATGATTTCAGAGTTTCTTTCGGTTACGGACGACTCTAAAAAGAACGACCTTTCTTATGAAGAAGTAATACGTTCAAAAGAAGTCACACTAAATTCATCCCATTGACAATCCACTATATACTTGGTATGATACTGAAGTAAAAATCATTCAATTATGACTAAAGGATTCACCGTAAAAGCAAAGGCACCTATTGCCGCACAATCAAATCTGGAGTGGGATTACAATTTAGCCAAAGAGATGGTCAAAGGAAAATCCATTGTCTTTTGCTTACCTGGAAGAGGAGTCTCATATGCATACCTGAAAAACTTTGTTCAACTTTGTTTTGACTTAGTACAAGCAGGGGCGAGTATTCAGATCTCGCAAGACTATTCATCCATGGTAAACTTTGCAAGATGCAAATGTTTAGGAGCGAATGTACTGCGAGGACCTGATCAACTTCCCTGGGACGGCAAATTACATTATGATTGGCAACTCTGGATCGATTCTGACATTATTTTCACCAGTGAAAAGTTCTGGCAATTGATCCTGATGGACAAAGATATTGCATCCGGTTGGTATTGTACCGAAGATGGTCATACAACTTCAGTAGCACACTGGATGGAAGAAGAAGATTTCCGTTCCAATGGTGGTGTCATGAATCATGAAACTCTCGAAAGCATCAGTAAGCGTCGTAAACCATTTACAGTAGACTATGCTGGGTTTGGTTGGTTAATGATTAAGAAAGGAGTCTTTGAGCATCCTGAAATGAAGTATCCTTGGTTCGCTCCCAAGATGCAAGTCTTCGAATCTGGAGAGGTCCAAGATATGTGTGGCGAAGATGTGTCATTCTGTCTGGATGCAAAAGAGGCAGGATTTGAAATCTGGTGTGATCCTCGTATCAGAGTTGGTCACGAAAAAACAAGAGTTATTTGAGTCTATGACAAATAATCACGAAAAATATAATATCTACTGCAATGGTCGCAAAATTTATTCCGATCTTTCAGAGGAAGACTATTTGGATGTGATGGAAGATCTGGCGCAGGAGTACTATGAAAAAGGAACTCCTGCATCTCATGAAATAAACACTGAAATTATCAAGGAGAATTAAGTCTTATGGCAACTAAAGCAAAAGGTGGATTGAACAAGAATAGTTCTTATATTCCCGGTCCCCCTAAGAAGTCTCGTCAAGGAGCTGGCATGGGTACAAAGTACGCCGCATCTTCTCGCAATGGGGCACGTAAGAAGTATAGGGGTCAAGGTAAAGGATGAGTCAATTAATCACCAATATTCCAGCTAAAAAAGTTTGGGTTCGTAAAGAATACTTACGCGATTTGCAGGATGGGTATGGTGAATTTGTAGAAGGCGTTTGGGTAACGGCAAAGTCATTACCTGGACGCTCTTTTTATTTTGAAACCTATTTACCCGAATATGGAGCACTGTATGATAAATTACCAATTTCTGCATTTGTCTCGTCTCCAAAAACACCAGATCCAGATTTAGATCTTACAAATCTTCAATTTTGGGATTGTATGAGTTATGGTGTAGTATGTGTAAATAAACAACACATTGGAGAACTTCATTTTGAAGTTAGAACTAGAAACTATGGTTCACTTAAAGGAGAGTATCTTTTTAGTTTAGATAATTATCACCCATATAATGATAAAATTGATTGTGGAACAAGTGAACTACCCGAAGAACATAAATCACACAATTGCATTTTACTCGAAAATGGGCAATTTGGACTTTATCCTAACAACAGAATGAGACTTTATAGTCCATCAAGAACTCCAGATGAGGTTAAAACACCAGATTTTAAAATTTCAACAAAATTTTATAGAACTGAGATTGATATTAAGTGGGGTAGGTTGGGTGACACGGACGAATATTTTTGGGAAACCTCAGAAGAAAAAGAAAATAAATAACTTTTTTGCTAAAAACTGAATTGGAACAGTATTCAATGGGTAAGCACCTGCTTTTAGAGGTGTATGATGTTGATTTTGAAGCGATTAACGATGTGGAATCGCTTCAAAATACCATGATTAAAGGTATAAATCGTGCAAAGATGACGATTTTAAACACTTTTGCCCATTGCTTCATTCCTCAAGGGTGTACAATCGTCATTGCACTCGCAGAAAGTCATGTTTCTTGCCATACATGGCCTGAAAATGGATGTCTTGCCATCGATGTTTACACATGTGGTGAAGGAAATCCAAAATTAATTGCACTTGAAATTTTAAAGTACTTAAATTCGGACAATTATAAGATTAGAGAGATAAATCGTTAAATAGTGACAAGGAGATAGCAACCTCCTTTCAAAAAAGTTCTGTTTTTACAAAAAACAGGAGCTAAAATGTCCAATTTACCGGTTGATAGAGACAAAAATTATATGTATCAGATGTGGGGAACTACTTCTCTTACGTCTGATTACAATAGTTTAGATCAAAAATCGAAAGTGATTCAAGAAATCATGCATGATGATGTTCCAAAAAATCAACATCACCTAAAGGAACAATCTGAACTACACCAACAAATTAGAAATTCCAATGATTATGATGATTGGGAATATGGTACAGAACCTAATTATGGTATTTCTTGGAAATAACCATAAATAACTGAAGAAAAAGTCCTGTTCCGATGGCAGTCAACCCAATTACAAGGATATCTAGAGCATTCAAGGACATTAGTTTGTCTTTTGAACCACATCCAGTAACTAAAGACTTGCCAATTTTAAAAAATGAAAGAGCGATTATAAGATCAGTACGTAATATTGTAGAAACAATACCAACCGAAAGATTTTTTAATCCAGATTTTGGTTCTGATGTAAGATCAAGTTTATTTGGTATTATTGATTTTGCAACATCATCAATCATTGAGGATCAAATTAAAACATCGATTACTCTTTATGAACCAAGAGTTGAAAATGTTCAGGTGAATGTAAATCCAGAATATGATGATAACGCTTTAGAAGTTACAGTTATTTTTGATATTATTGGACAGGACTTCCCAACACAAGAGTTTACTTTCATCCTAGAGGCAACGAGATAAAATGCCTTTCACCAATTATACAAATTTAGATTTTGATCAGATAAAATCTTCAATTAAAGATTACCTAAGAGCAAATAGTAACTTTACTGATTTTGATTTTGAAGGATCTAATTTTTCAGTTTTAATTGATACCTTAGCATATAATACTTATATTAATGCATTTAATTCAAACTTATCTGTTAATGAAGTATTTTTAGATTCTGCAACTCTTCGTGAAAATGTAGTCTCTCTTGCAAGAAATATTGGATATGTTCCAAGGTCTAGAAAGTGCTCAACCGCAGTAGTTTCTTTCAACATTGAAACTACAAGCGAAACCTCTACACTTGCACTTCAACCAGAATTAGTCTGTATAGGAGCAGTAGATAATAGTTCTTATATATTTTCAGTACCAGAGGAAATCACTCGTACTGTAACCAATGGTATTGCATCATTCAGTAATATCGAAATTTATCAAGGAAGGTTTTTAAATTTATCGTTTACTGTAAACGGTTCTTTAGATCAGAAATTTATAATTCCAAACCCATATGTAGATACCAGTACAATTAGGGTATATGTAAAAGGAGTTAATGACACTGGCATAGGCAAAAAATATTCTTTAGTTGATAATATTATTACAGTAAATAGTGACTCTGAAATATTTTTGATTCAAGAAGTTAAAGATGAAAAATATGAACTTTTATTTGGTGATGGAGTTTTTGGCAAACAACTTGAAAATGGAAGTGTAATTACTGTAAATTATATTGTAACTGATGGTAGAGATGGAAATGGTGCATCAGAATTTTCATTTGCAGGATCAATCAAAAATTCAAATGGTGCTTTAATTGCCCCATCAAATACCGTAACAGTAACTACAAATCAATCTTCAAAAAATGGTTCAAATATTGAATCTATTGATTCAATTCGCTATTTTGCACCAAGGTTATATTCTTCACAATACAGAGCAGTAACTGCTGGTGATTATGAATCGATCATAAAAAATATTATATATCCCAATGCAGAAGTTGTGAGTGTAGTTGGTGGAGAAGATTTAGTTCCTCCAGAATATGGATCTATAACAATATCAGTTAAACCTAAAGATGGGTTATATGTTTCACAATTCGATAAACAGTTAATTTTATCAAAATTGAAGCAGTATACAATCACCGGTATAAATCAGAAAATCACAGATATTAAAGTTCTCTATATTGAATTGGATTCCTATGTTTACTATAATACTTCAAATTCTCCTGGTGTGGAAAGTTTAAAAACAAAAATAGAAAATTCTTTAAATACATATTCAAATTCTTTAGATATTAACAAATTTGGTGGTAGATTTAAGTATAGTAAACTCTTACAAATTATAGACAATACTGATGTTTCAGTTACATCAAATATTACTAAAATTACAATTAGAAGAAATTTGAATGTATTATTGAATCAATTTGCAGAATATGAACTATGCTATGGAAATAAGTTTCATGCAAATTCAGAAGGAGCAAATATAAAGTCCACAGGATTTAAAATACCATCTGAAAATGAATTTGTATATCTAACAGATATTCCAAATGAAGATAAAATTACTGGTACTCTTGCCATAATTAAATTATCATCAAATCCATCTCAGTCTCCAACAACAATTATAAGTTCTGCTGGGATAGTTAATTATGAAACTGGAGAAATAAGATTAAATGCAATTAATATTATTCAAACTGAATTAGCAAATAGTGTAGTTGCGATACAGGCATATCCAGAATCTAATGATGTAATAGCTCTTAAAGATTTGTATCTTTCTTTAGACATTTCAAAAAGTAAAATAAATATGATTAAAGATGTAATATCTTCTGGAGAAAATACTTCTGGTGTTTTATTTGCCAGAGATTATTATCAATCAAGTTACTCTAACGGAAGTTTAATTAGAAAATAATATGGTACAATCAAATTTTGAATCAAAGATAAGAATTCAAGAAATTATTGATAATCAAATACCAGAATTTATACTAGAAGAAAATCCAAAATTTTCTGAATTTTTGAAGCAATATTATATTTCACAAGAGTATCAAGGTGGAAATATAGATCTTGTTGAAAATTTAGTAGAGTACTTAAAATTAGATAATTTAACTCCTGAAGTAATTTCTGGAAATACAACTCTCTCTCAACAAATTACTGAGACTAGTGATGTAATTTATGTCACTAGTACTGTAGGATTTCCAAATTCATATGGATTACTTCAAATAGATGATGAAATTATCACTTATAAAGAAAGACTGTCAGATAGATTTACTGGTTGTGTAAGAGGATTTAGTGGAATAGAATCCTATGATAGTGAACTAGTCTTCAGTGATACCAATGCATCTTCGCATTTGAGTCAATCTGAAGTTACTAATTTAAGTGTATTATTTTTACAAAAATTTTATGAAAAAATAAAATTTACATTTTTACCAGGTTTAGAAAAAGTAGATCTATATGAATCTTTAAATGTAAATAATTTCATCAAAAATTCAAAGTCTTTTTATCAGGCAAAAGGAAGCAAAGAATCTTTTAGAATTTTATTTAATGCTTTATATGGAATAGAACCAAGTGTAGTTGATTTAGAAACATTTTTATTCAAATCTTCTGCAGCAAATTACCGAAGAAGAAAAGAAATATTGTTTGAAAATTTATCTTCAGATAGAGATCCTTTATTACTAACTGGATATCAAGTAACTAAAAATAATAATTCTAATGTATTTGGTTCTGTATCCGAAGCAGAAATATTTACTAGAAATAATAAAACTTACTATAAATTTTATATATTTTTAGGATATGATGATTCAAATTCAGAAAATAGTGGTGAATTCCAAATTACACCCTCTTCCAAAGTTGTAGAAAAAATATTAGTAGGAGATAGTGCTACAGTTATTACTGTAGATTCTACTATTGGATTTGACGATTCTGGAAGTTTATTTTGCAACGGTGTTGAAATTTTCTATACGGATAAAAGTATTAATCAGTTCTTTGGATGTTATACAAAAAACAACAATTATATTAATGCAAATATAGAAAAAACGTCATTAGTATATTCTAATGACACTTACTTTGGATATGAAAATGGTGATAAAACTAAACGAGTTAATCTTCGCCTTTTAGGTGTTGTTAACGGTATTGAAATTAGAAATGAAAATAAAACAGATTATATTTTTTCCGAAGGAGATAAGATATATGTTAAAAATTTGGGAGATTTAATCAAAAATCCTCCATCAAACAAAAGCAATTTGCAAATAATTGCAAATAGTTTTATTTACAATACTAGTTCTAGATATGAACTTAGTGAATTTAATGTAAATTCTAGAGTAGCATTCACTTTAAGTGAAATTGATGACTCATCCCTCAAAAAGGGTGATTATGTAGAATTTTTAGAGAGAAATACAGAAATATTAGAAAATTCTTTAGGCAATGTAGAAATAACCTCAACAAACAAAGAAACTGGAGAAATAGAATTTAGTTCAAACTTAGAATCATTAAATCCTTTAAAAAAATATGATATTCGAAGAAAATTAAAAACTTCTTCAAGTTCCACAATTCCACTACAAAATGAAAATATTACTTGTGATATAACAAATGTGTATTCTGAAGATAACCAAAATCTATATGTTGCTTCAAACTCTTTACCTTCTTACGAAATAACTAAAAATTTATTTTCCTTTGATGCTTCTTCCTTAGTTAACTTTGATAGTGATGAGCAAAAATATACTTCAATAAGATTTAATAGTGAGGTATCTTTTTTAAGTGGTGACAGAGTATATTATTCATATTCTGGTTCCCCGATAGTAGGTCTTTCTGAGGGATTATACTATATTACAGTATCTTCCGATAAGAAGGAGATTAAATTATTTGTTTCAAGATCATTTATTTCTATAGATAAATTTGTTTATTTGGAAAGTATTCCTAGCGGAACACATAATTTTACTTTATCATCACAGAAGACCGAAAATGGTGAAATATCTCCACAAAAACTATTAAAAAAAATTGAATCTAATGTAGATGCATTTTACAATGGAAAAGATTCTATTGGAACAGAAACTATTGGTATTCTTGTAAATGGTGTAGAAATTTTTAGTTCAAAATCAAATGATAAAATTTATTATGGTCCTTTAGAGTCTGTTCAAGTCATAAATTCGGGAGAAAGTTACGATGTAATTAACCCACCAGTATTGGAGTTATCGAGTGGGAGTGCAAAATTACAACCAGTTGTTCAAGGTTCTATCGAAAGAATACACATAGATCCTCAAGAATTTAATGTTGAAAGACCTATAATTTTATCAGTTTCTGGTGGAAATGGTAAAGGTGCAATTTTATCACCAGTAACTAAACTAAAGAATAGGGAAGTATTCTTTGATGCAAGAATTTTAGATGAAGGTGGAGGATTAAGTGTAACATCAGAAACTATTACCTTTTTAACAAATCATAATTTTACTAATGGGCAAACGGTAATTTATGATATTAACAACATCAATAATCAAAAAATTGGTATAGGTTCATTTCAAGGATCCAATAATGATAGTGGTAGATATTTGGGAAATAATTCTATTTTTTATGCAAAAGTAATTAACTCCAAAACTATTCAAATTTATCCAACTTATGGTGATTACGTATCTGGAATAAACACCGTTGGATTTACAACAATAGGAAATTTTGGTATTCATAAATTTAAAACAGAACCTAAAAAAGTTTTAGATTCTGTTAAGGTTGTATATGGTGGAAATGGATTTACAAATAGAAAGTTGATTGTAAATCCATCCGGAATATCAACTTATAATCACACAGTTAATTTTAATAATCATGGATTTTTAAATGGGGAATTGGTAACATACGATAAACAGACAACTTCTATAGTTGGGTTATCAACATTAAATCAATACTATGTTTTAAAAGTAAGTGATAATTCATTTAGACTTTGTAATGCTGGGATTGGGGGAACAGATAATCAAAATTACGTAAGGCAGAATTATGTTAAGTTTTTATCTACAGGATCTGGATATCAATATTTTAATTATCCAAATATAACCGTAGATGTTTCCTATACTTTAGCAGATGGTCAAACAGTTAACTCAATTGTGGCAACTCCTGTAGTAAAAGGATCAATAATTCAAACATATCTCTATGAAAAGGGATCTAATTATGGATCAAATATATTGAATTTGGAAAATGTACCAGATGTAAAAATATTAGACGGTGAATTCGCACAACTAACCCCAATAATTTCCGCAGGAAAAATAGTTAATGTTTTAGTTTCTTATTATGGATCAAATTATTACTCTGTACCAGATATAATTGTCGAAAGTAAAAGTGGATCTGGAGCAATATTTAGAGCTAATATTAATAGAACAAACGGTAGATTAGAATCTGTAACTATTTTAAATGAAGGATATAATTACAATTCAGATGATACTACTTTAAAGGTGGTTACTACTGGAAAAAATGCAGTCTTTTTTCCAAAAATTAGAGAATTAACTTTAGACAACTGCTATAAGTATGGTACACAGTATCAAAACTATAGAGATCAATCTTATGAAATTTTATACAAAGCAAAAAATAATACTCTCCAATATGCAGTGACTGGATATTCGGAATTATTAAAATCTTTATTCAATGAATCTACCACAAAACATTCCCCAATCATAGGTTGGTCTTACGATGGTATCCCAATTTATGGTCCATTTGGATATTTGGATCCAGATAATTCTAGTTCACAGATAAAACTCATGGAGTCTGGTTATTCATTAGTGGAAGTTGAAAATAGAGTTAGTACAACAGATTTTCCCCTTGGATATTTTATTGATGATTATGAATTTACAAATTCTGGCGATCTTGATGAATATAATGGAAGATTTTGTAAAACTCCAGAATATCCAAATGGCGTTTATGCATATTTTGCAACTGCAGAATTAAATCCAGAAAATAACTATATTGGAGTATTTCCATATTTTGTTGGCAAATATTATAGATCAAAAATAATATCAGAAAATGTAAATCCAAATTTCAACCAAAAATTTGATTTTAATGGTTCAAATTTATTGAGAAACACTTTACCATATAAGTCTGGACAAAAATATGGAAGAAATGACTTTATTCCAAATTATTTTGGACAAATTTGTGAAGTAAATTCAACACTTTCTGGAAATGTTCAACAAGTACAAGTAACAAGTGGAGGAAATAATTATAAAGTTGGAGATTTGTTATATTTTAACAATGATGCAACTTCTGGTTATGGATTAGAGTGTTCTGTAGAATCTTTAAAAGGTAAAGAATTATCTAGTATACAATCATCTGTTAAAACATATGAAAATGTAAAACTTTACACAAGTTCTTCTAACGAATTTTACGTAAAATATTTACCAAACTTTGATATTCCCAATAATTCAAAAGTAACTATAACTGGATTAACATCATCATTTGCAAATTTAAATGATCAACATAATGTTTTTGTTGAAGAGTTTAATACTAATCTGACTAATAGTATTTCATTTGGTGCTATTGGAATAGCAACTGATTTATATTTGCAAGATTTTCCAAAAAGAGTTTCTATTGGAAGTTCTATTAAAATAGTTGGAGAAAACTATGATCAATACTTTAAAATATTAAATTATTTTAACGATAGGGGTGTTTTAAGAGTTTTAAGAACTTCAACATCTGGTTTAAGTACATCCAATTCTCCAGTATCATTTTTACCTGACGTATTAAAGATACAAGCAAAATCTAACAATTCAACGCAACTAGAAAACTATTTAAGATATTTCAATCCAAATAATTCAATTGGTATTGGTACTCGGCCAGGAACTTTTATTAGTAGATCTTTTTATAAAGGTTCTGAATTAGTAACAGTTCCAATACCATCCCAATCAATATATTTACCAAACCATGGTTTTAGAACAAATCAAAAAGTAATTTTAAAAAGACCCGCTGGAACAGTAGCAATTCAAGTCAGCAATGATGGTACTACTTCATTTCAAATTTTATCTGGAGGACAAACTGAAAGAGAATTATTTGTAATCAACAAGTCCAAAGATTATATTGGAATAGTAACGTCAGTTGGATTAACTACAACGAGTGGATTATATTTTACTGGTTCAATAACACCAGAACCAACTCTTGGTTCTAATGCTGCTGCAGCACTTAATTATCAATATTCATTTGAATCAGTATTCGATGAAATCTTATGTAATATTATTGATGTTAAAAGTACGGTTTCTGTTTCAACATTTCATAATTTATCCCTAAATGATACCGTAGATGTTGTCGTTAAACCTAATAAATCTGTTGGTGTTGGTGGATCATCATTTATTAATATAAAATACATTAATGCTATAAAATCAATTAGTACAAAATTACTATCATTTACACCAACTGGAGTGAATACATCAAGCAGTAAAATAAATTTTGTTGATCATGGTTTAATTAGTGGTGATAAAGTTTATTATATTTCAACTTCAGTGATTGGTGGATTAAGTACTGGTACATATTATGCACATAAAATAGATTCAAATAATATACATTTATGTGAAACTTACATAGATTCTATTTCATTACCAACAAATTTTGTTAAATTTACCTCTGTTGGAATTGGTACACAAGAATTAAATTTAATTCAACCAAAAATAGATATTATAAGAAACAATGATTTAGTTTTGAATGTATCCGACCCATCTTTGAGTGGATATGAATTTAAATTATATACAAATGAAGAATTGACAAAAGAGTTTGTATCTGTAGCATCTACTAGTGACTTTTCTTTAGTTGGTGTTAATACTATAGGAATTAGTACTGATGCGCTAATAACATTAAAGTATTCAAATAATTACCCAGAAAAACTTTATTATACTTTAGAGAAAGACAATGAATTAATAGAATTAAACGATACTGTTAAAAATTCATCTGAAATTAATTTTATTAATAGTTTTTATTCTGGAAAATATAATATTTTTAATGTTACGAATACAACATTTGACATTAATTTGGTGAAAATACCAGAAGAATCCTCTTACAATAATGATGATTGTGATGTTTTATCTTATTCAACAAATTCATTAACGGCGATTGGAGAAGTAGATAAAGTTAAAATAATTAGTTCAGGTATTAATTATAAAGATATTCCCAGTTATACAATATCATCTTCAACTAATGGTGAGGGATTAAATATACTTCCATCATCAACAAATATTGGAAAAATTAATGGTATATCAATAAAAAACAGTGGTTTTGAATATTCCAATGATAAAACATTATCACCAAAAGCAAATGCATCTAAAAATGTAAAGATAAATACGTCCAATACTTTAACAAGAGTAAATGTAATTGATGGTGGTAAAAAATATCCATCAGCACCAAATTTAGTTGTTGTTGATTCCGATACTGGTAAAAAAATAGATAGTGGTCTCCTCAGAGCAACTATGTCTGGTGGAGGTCTTGGAAACGCTAATATAGAAAGAGTTACTATTGAAGTACCAGCAAATGGATTACCTTCCACTCCAGTAACTGTGAAATCAGTAGATAATTCAAATGGAATAATAATTGATAGAATTGAATCATCAAGATCTGGAATACTTACATGTTTAATAAAGACTCCAATTTTAGGATTTGTTGGTGATCCATTTGAAGTTAATGATGAAGTATTTGTTGAAAATATTGAAATAATATCAAATAGTGGAATAGGTTTTGATTCTGAAAACCACGGTTATCAGTTTTTTAAAGTAATTGATTACACTTCCGGTTCCAATCCAGGAAGAATAGAAATACAAATACCAGAACTATATGGAGATCCTGGTATAGCAGTAACATTTCAGATTAATACATTTGCATCTATAGTTAAAAAAACAAATTATCCAATTTTCAGTGTAGAACAAGGTTATAGTTTATTTGAATTGGGTGAGCAGATATCGGTTGTTTTGGATTCAGAAAACCTTATTTTTACAGACTTAATCGTTGAAAAATCTAGAGAAAATTATTTAAAACTTTCTGGAGATTATGAGTTAGTTATCGGGAATGTGATTAAAGGACTTTCTAGTGGTTACTTAGCTACTATAGAAAGTATATCATCTTATGATGGTGTTTTTATAGTCAGTGCTGAAAATGTTAGATCTTTAGATTGGGAAAATGAAACGGGAAAACCCAGTAATGATTCTCAATTTTTACCAGATAATGACTATTATCAAAATTTATCATACACGATAAAAAGTGAGAAAACTTGGGATCAAATATCTCCCACAGTCAACTCCATGGTACACCCAATTGGAACTAAAAATTTTGCAGATACGCAAATTTCATCATCAACATCGGGTATTGTTTCTACAGGATTAGTACCAAGTTCACAATTAGATTCTATACAATCTTTTATATCACAATCCAGAGTTGATACAATTAAAAACTTAGATTTTGTTAGAGATTATGATACAAATTTAAATGTATCAAGAATTATTAGATTTAAAAATCTAAAGTTGACAGACTATTTTGAAGCATTGACAAATAGAGTTTTACAAATAGATGACATAAGTGGGCAATTTTCTAGTGACGATGATAATAATACAAGATTAAATCAAATCATACTTGCTTTACCTAAAGATCAATTATATGGAAAATTTTTGATTCAAATAAAATCAACAAATCAAAATTTGGTAGAAAATGGTGTAAATCAGATACAATTTACAGAAATTATATCTCTAAAAAATAACAATGATACGTTTTTCTTGGAAAAGAGCACTATAAGTAATTTGTATGGAATAACTAATGATTCCAATGTATTTGGAACAAAAATTGGAGATATAACTCCAATTGTTGATGATGTTAAAAATTATTATTTCTTATTTACCCCAACAAATCCATATGATATCGATTATGAAATAAAGATACTTGGAAGTAGATTTTTGACTAATTTAGAATCAGATTCTTCTTTTACAATAGGATCTTCTGATATTTTCAATACAGTAAACGTAATTTCCCCACAAGAATCTGAAGACATTTTATCGTTAGATTCGTCATTATATTCCTCATTTTATTCACAAATTCATATTTTAAATAAAACTACTTTTGAAATGAATTATGTTGAAATTTATGCCACATATGATGGCAATAATGTTTATTATAGTGATTACTACTTTGATGGAACAGAAAAAAATGATTTTAGTTATGGATTTATAGGTTCTTTTGGATTATCTGCAAGTGGTGGATTATTAAAGTTAAATTATTATAATGAAGACACTACTGATAACATTACAGTAAGAACAAAAACTATTTCTTTTAATGACTCATCTTCGGGAATAGGAACATATAGATTTAAATCCACAAGACAAGGAGATGGTAGTGAAAGAACTATAATATTAGATTCTGGAACAAAAACAGTTTCAACATCTTCTACCATTTTTTCTTATACGAGTAATTTATTCTCTAGTGTAAAATCTCTTGTTAAAGTTAGTATTGGCAATACAAGTTCATTACACCAATTAATGATGATACATGATAGTAATAATTCTATTATTACAGAATATCCTATTTTGTTAGTTGGTACTAATTCAGGTATAGGTACTTTTAGTTCTTTTGTAGATCAAAATAATTTTAATGTGTCATTTATACCATACAATATATTTAATGGAGCATCAATTGATATTCAATACTATAATGAAGTTTTTTACACATTTTTAGACGAGATTAATATTCCTCAACCACTTTCAGTAACACCACTTTATGAGAACGTAAGTATTGCAAAATATTTTGGATTAAACTCAAATAACATTAATAGGTCAAATTTTAATCTAAGATATAAAAATATACCAATATTTGCAAAAACATTTGATCCCTTTGATACGGAAGTTTTAAACCCATCTACTGGTATTTTTACCATAGATAATCATTTCTTCAGTACTGGTGAAAAGTTAATTTACAAACCAAAATCAACGTTTATTGGTCTTGGACAAAGTGCCATGGGTATTCCCTCCGGATCAATTACAGATGCTGGAATTTCCACAAATAGATTGCCATCTAGTGTTTATGCAATTAAATTATCAAATAGACAGTTTAAAATAGCTTTAACGCAAGCAAATGCAAATTCTGGAAGTGCAGTAACATTTACATACTTGGGTGAAGGAAACTCCCATATGTTTGAAATGTATAAAAAAAATGAAAAATCTTTAATTACAATCAACAATTTAGCACAATATCCATTAACTTATACTGGTATAGCACATTCTTTATTTGGAAACAACGGTCAAATTGGTGCTGGAGTCACTTTCTTTACTTTAAGTGGTATTAGTTCCATTAAACCGACAGATTTGTTGAAAATTGATGAAGAATATGTGAAAGTTGTGAATGTTGGTATTGGAACTAGCAGTTCTGGACCCATATTATTCTTCACGGGTGATAAAAATATTGTTGAGGTTGAAAGAGGGTTTGTTGGATCTTCAGCAACATCCCATTTAGATAATTCTCGGGTTCAAATCTACAGAGGTTCTTACAGTATTTTTGAAGATGAGATATATTTCACTCAACCACCTAGGGGAAATATATTTGACTTAGTTCAAAAAGATGAAAGAAATTTAGAAAGGTCTAGAGCAAGTTTTGGTGGAAGAGTTTTCTTAAGACAAGATTATTCTACAAATATTATTTTTGATGATATTTCCCAACAATTTACAGGTATAGGTCAAACTTTCTTATTAAAATCTCAGGGAATAAGTACAGTAGGTTTGGGGACAACATCGGGGAATGGTATTTTATTCGTAAATGGAATATATCAAACTCCATTTACTCAAAATGTAATAGATTATAATTTTAGAATTATTGAGAATCAATCTGCAGGAATTAGTAGTGTTGTATTTACTGGAATAAGAAATGATAATGATGAGATTACAATTTCACAATCTGATGTAAATCAAAACCAATTACCTAGAGGTGGAATAATTGTATCTTTGGGATCTACTGCAGGTCTTGGATATGCACCTTTATATGGCGCAAAAGTAAAGGCAACTTTAAATGCTAATGGTTCTATAACCAGTATTGTGGGTATAGCAACAACTGGAAGCCCTGTTGCATTTACTACAGTATCATATAATAATGAAACTGGTGTCTTGCAGGTTTTTGCACCATCAACTACTAATCTTATTGGAGCTAATCAAGTAAAAATAGTTGGATTAGCATTTACTTGCCCATCAAATGCAGGTATTATTTCTTATTTCCCAAGTCATAATCAATCATTAAATGTTATTGGAATTGGTTCAACATCATTCTCTGTTCAAGTTGGTACAAGTACATTACCACATTATTATGTTGGATATGGAACTATATTCCCATGGTATGAAGATTTAAACTTTGGGTCTGGATACAGACAACCAATTTCAATAGCAGTGACGGAATCTGGGCATGTGGGAAACCCCGCATCAATAACTGCCACTGTTGGGGTAGGAGGTACTTTATCCTTTGTTGTAGTGGCAGGTGGAACTGGGTATAGTAATCCAATAATTCAAGTATCACCCCCAAGTTACGAAAATTTACCAATTGTAGGTGTATCAAGACTTGGAATTGGTCAAACAACTGATACTGGAATTGGATTGTTAATGAATGTTGAAATTGGATCTGCAGTTGGTATTGATACACTTGGCAATGTTGGAATTGGATCTACTCTTTTCCAAGTATCTTCTTTTAAAATTACAAGAACGGGTTATAACTTTAGAAGAGGTGATATTTTTAAACCAGTTGGGTTAGTAACTGCAAAAGGTTTTAATCAACCAATAGATGAATTTAAACTTACTGTACTAGAAACATATAATGATAATTTTGCTGCTTGGCAATTTGGAGAACTTAACTTGATAGATTCCATAAAAAAATATCAAGATGGTTCCAGATTGAATTACCCATTATATTATGGAGGAGAGCTTTTAAGTTTCCAAACAAATGTTGATAATCCAGATTCTCAAGTTATAGATTTTGATTCTTTATTGGTCATTTTTGTAAATGGAATACTTCAAGAACCAAAAATTGCATATGAATTTAATGGTGGATCTAGTGTGAGATTTTTAACAGCACCAAAAGTTGGTGATAATGTTGAAATTTATTTTTATGTTGGAACAAGGGGAGTAGATTCTCGGCAAGTCAATGTGGACCCAATAATACAAATTGGGGATACAGTTCAAATTTATAGCAATAATGCAAATCTTGAAAATACAATTACTCAAAATACAAGAACTGTTTTTGATTTAATTTCATCAGATTTAATGGAAACTAATCTTTACTCCGATCAAGGAGTAGATGAACAGAATGAAAAACCATTATATTGGATTAAACAAAAAGAAGATATTATTATTAATGATGCCACATATTCAAAATCAAGAGATTCTTTAGAACCACAAGTATATCCAACTGCAAAAATTATAAAAAATTTATCAATATCTGATAGTGAGGTATTTGTCGATAATGCAAATTTCTTCGACTATGAAGAAGAACTTCCAACAGAAAAGATTGATCTTTTAATTGATTCTTCAAATCAATCGATAGTAACTGGTATAGTAACAGCAGTTGTTTCTGCAGCAGGAACTATTCAGTCTTTATCAATAGTAAATGCTGGTATTGGATATACTGGATCTAGTACTGAGATAAAAATATCAAATCCATATTATGGAATTGGTGTTGGAGTTGGAACTACTGCAACAGCGTCTCTCGTAATTTCTGGTGGATCTATAACAAATGCTATTGTTGTCAATCCTGGATTTGGATATACTAGAACTAATCCCCCACAAGTTATAGTAAAACAACCATCAATTAAATTTGAAGAATGTTTAGATGCAAATGTTGTTGTTGGTTTTGATGGAGTAATTACTGGTATTGGAACAACAAATGGAATTGGTACAGATTTGGCTATAGAGTTTAGATTATTTACACCTAACGCAGATTATTCAGATCTTTTAGTTGGATATCCAATTTATATATTTGATACTAAAGTTGGTACTGGATTGACATCTATAGATCAATCACAAACTAATATTGTTGCCATATCAACATCTAATTTAGATAACATTTATTATGTGCATGGAAAATATCTTAGTAGTACTATAGGAATTATAACTTGCAATATATCGAATACTACAAATATTGTTGGTATTGCAACCACTGGTACAATATCATCTCCTGTAGGGAAGTTTTCCTGGGGTAAAATAAGTGGATTTAGTCGTTCTTCTGATCCAATTTCTATTGGTGTGAGTGGCCATAACATAACTTCCGGGTTGTCCACATACCCGACTATTCAAAGAAGAGGTTATGGATTGAGAAGTACCGGTGCTCTTAAAAAAAATTTAATAACATAATATAAATAATAAAAAAACGGGTTAATATGCCAGCCTTTGTTACAGACCAATTTAGAATTTTAAATACAAATAATTTTATTAAATCTATAGATACTGCAACTGACAATTATTATGTTTTTGTTGGTCTACCAAATCCAGATCAAAATGGATTTGGTAGAAATGAAAATTGGGAAGGGGGAGATGGAGCTGGAACTCCAATTTTACCAAATCCCACTGACAATTTTGATTATCTTTCTCATTATGGTGATACTATTTTATATGGAAAAAAGGTAACATCTCAAAATATCAGAAGATGTGTGAGAAAAATTGAATGGACACAAGGTTTAAAGTATGATATGTACAGACATGATTATAGTGTCTCTAATCCTTCTGCAATTACCAATAGAGCAAGATTATATGATTCAAATTATTATGTAATTAATAGTCAGTATCAAGTATATATTTGCATATCTAATGGTTCAAGTGGAATTAGTACGACAGGAAATCAATCCCAAGATGAACCTCTGTTTACCGATTTAGAACCATCAAAAGCGGGAAATAGTGGAGATGAATATATATGGAAATATTTGTTTACTGTACCACCCACGGATATTATTAAATTTGATTCTACGGAATTTATACCAGTACCCAATGATTGGGAAACCTCATCACTATCACAGATAAAGTCTATTAGAGAAAATGGAGATTCCACTCTCAATAATAATCAAATTAAATTTGTGTATATTGAAAGTCAAGGAAGCAATTATGCTACAGGTGAAGTAGATATTTTGGGTGATGGATCTGGAGCAAGAGTTTTTATTGAAGCAAATGAAGATGGACAAATAGTAAAAACTACTGTTACTGTTGGCGGAAGTGGATATACTTATGGTATTGTTGATTTGGGTCCACTTCAAACATCAGATACTATATCATTTCCAGCAAAATTAATACCAATAATACCACCTTCAAGAGGTCATGGTTACGATTTATATCGGGAAATGGGATCTGATAGAGTTTTAATTTATTCCAGATTTGATGATTCATCAAAGGATTTTCCTATAGATACAAAATTTGCCCAAATAGGAATACTGAAAAATCCTTCAAAGTTTATATCTACAGAATCTTATACTGCAGATAGATTTTCTGGTTTGACCTCATTAAAAGTTATACCATCTGCCAATACTTTACCTACAATTGGAGAAAAAATAGAACAAACTCTATCTGGTGGGGAAAGGGCAGTTGGTTATATAGCTTCTTATGATAGAGATACAAAAGTTTTAAAATATATTAAAGATAGATCACTATATTATAATCAATCCGCATATGACCAAACAGATTATGTCGGGGTTTCTTCTTCAGCTAATGCATCACTAGATTTTAGCACTTCTGGAGGATCTATTAGAGGAGTTGATAGTGGATTTTTATGTACTATAGATTCATCATTTAGTGCATCAACACTAACGGTACAAAACAAAATAATTAACTTGGATGTATCCTTCACATCAGGTATCGCAAGTCCTGAAATAAATAAAACATCTGGAGATATTATCTACATTGATAATAGACCTTTAATACAGAGAAACTCTAGACAAAAAGAAGATATCAAAATTATTCTAGAATTTTAAAAATGGCACAAAAAACTAATTTTAATGTTAATCCATATTTTGATGATTTTGATTCAACGAAGAATTTTTATAAAGTTCTTTTTAATCCTGCAAGACCAGTACAGTCTAGGGAATTAAACACAATACAATCTATTCTTCAGAATCAAATAGAGTCTTTTGGAAGTCATATCTTCAAAGAAGGTTCCATGGTTATTCCTGGTGGAATATCATATGATTCGGAATATTGTGCTGTAAAATTAAATTCCACTTCCTTTGGGATAGACATTTCTCAGTATATTGAAAAATATGTTGGACAAATCATTAGAGGAGAAGTTTCGGGAATATCTGCAATAATAAAAGAAGTAGTTTTTCCAAATAGTAGTGGTGTAGAAGATATAACTCTTTATGTAAAATACTTAGAATCAAATAATGATTTTAATCAGGCATTCTTTTTAGATGGTGAATCTTTACTGTCTACAGAAGCAATATCTTATGGTATTAATAACACAGTAATATCTGATGGAACTGCTTTTGCATCATTAGTATCGGAAAATGCAACAGCAGTAGGATCTTCAGTTTCTATTGACAATGGTGTTTATTTTGTTAGGGGAACCTTTGTAAATGTAAATAAACATACATTAATTTTAGATTACTATAATAATATTTCTTCTTATAGAGTAGGATTGAGAGTATCCGAAAATATTATAACAACTAAGGATGATGAATCACTTTTTGATAATGCAAAAGGTTTTACAAACTTTGCATCTCCAGGAGCAGATAGATTTAAAATAGATTTATCATTAACAAAAAAACCTTTAACAAATATTAATGACACAGATTTTATAGAATTATTGAGAGTTGAAAATGGTTTTCTTAAAAAGATAGAAAATAAAACAGATTATAATTTAATAAAAGATTATATTGCTCAAAGGACTTATGACGAATCTGGAAATTATACAGTCACACCATTTACAATTTCTGCCAATAATTCTTTAAACAATTTACTTGGCAATAATGGAATTTATTTTAATGGTGATTTAACAACTGGTGGAAATACCCCCTCAGATGATTTGATGTGTGTAAGTGTAAGTCCAGGCAAAGCTTATGTTAAAGGATATGATGTCGAAAAAACTAGCACAACTGTTTTAGATGTTGAAAAACCAAGAGATACGCAAACAGTTACTGGTGCTTTAGTCCCATTTAAGATGGGAAATATTTTAAGAATTAATAATATTTACGGTGCTCCAACAAATAAATCAACAGTATATTTTTATAGCAGAAGAAGAGATGGTGCAACTTCATCCCCAAATGGTATTCAATTAGGGTCTGCAAGAGTTTATTTGTGTAAACTTACCGATGCAGCGTATGAAGGTGCAAAAACAAAATGGGATTTGCATTTATATGATATACAGTTCTACACACATTTAACTTTAAATAATTCTTTAACCGTAACACAATTACCAGCAACATCAATCATTACTGGAAATAGTAGTGGTGCTACAGGATACGTTGTTTCGGCAGGAACTAGTGGTAACTTGGTAATTCTGAGACAAGTATCTGGTACATTTTTACCTAATGAAAATATTACTATAAATGGCACAACAATAATATCTAGAACTATTTTAAATGTAAAAAATTACAATTCTTCAGATATTAAATCAGTCTACTCTTCAGGAAGTCCAGCATTTTTAGCAGATTCTGTTTTAGATTCTTTTGTTCCAAGTGGATTTAGTGGGCAAGATCAGATTACTATTGAATCGAATGGAACAGTAAGAACAACAAATAAACCTTTTAGTGGTATATCAACAGATACAATCGTAAAGTACTCCCGATCAGGATTTAGTACAGAAACATATAATATTGTTAGTAGTGTTTCTTCAGATGGAACAACATTTACTTTATCTGGAATATCATCAGTAACAAATGTTAATGACGGTAGCCTTACAAGTTCTAATGCACAAGTTAGATTTTTAATTGGAAATTCGGTATTAAGAGATCAAAGTTCTGGATATTTATACTCGGTTTTACCAAACACGAATATTTCGAGTATAGATCTCAATAACTCCCAATTAACATTCTCAACACAATCTACATCCTCAAATACAATATCTGGAGAATCATTAACATTATCGACTAGTGATTTTAGTTTACCTGGCAATTCTGGATCTATAAAATTTGATACTTTTGACGCAGAAAAGTATTCCATACATTATAGTGATGGAACTACAGAAACATTGACAGATGATCAAGTTACTTTTAATCCCGAGTATACTCAGATTACATTTAAGGGAATTACAAATGGAAAGACAACATCAATTATAAATGGAACTTTTGTTAAAATTGGTATACAAAGTAAAACAAAAGTTCATAAAAAGAGCACTGTACTTAATATTGAGTTGTCGAAGTATGAACAATCTGGATCAAATTCCAATTCTTCAGTTAATGATGGATTGACATTCAATAGATATTATGGATTGAGAGTTCAAGATGAGGAAATATGTTTAAGATATCCGGATGCAATTAGAGTATTATCGGTATATGAATCTTTAGATTCTTCTTTACCAACTTTTGACAAATTAAACTTTTCCTCATTATATGGAATTTCAAATAACTCTATAATTGGTGAAAATGTAGTTGGAAAGACAAGTAAAGCATTAGCAAGAATTGTAAAGAAAGATCCTTTATATCCAAATAGTGTAGAAATAGTATATTTAAATAATAATAAGTTTCAAGTTGATGAAGAAGTTACTTTTGAAGAGTCTAATATAGTTGCTCCAATTTCTTCATTATCTTTTGGAAAATTTAAAAACATTACAAATATTTTTAAATTAGATAAAGGACAAAAAAATCAATATTATGATTATTCCAAATTGATAAGAAATAACAATGAACCAGAACCTAGTAGAAAACTTACTATTGTATTGGATCATTACGATGTTTCTCCAACAGATTCTGGAGATTTGTTTAGTGTTTTAAGTTATAATAATGAAAATTACGGTAAAGATATTCCTAATATAGGATTCTTAAATATTAGATCTTCCGACACATTAGATTTTAGACCAAGAGTTTCATATTTCAATGGTTCATCTTCTTCACCATTCGATTTTTCATCAAGAAATTTTGGAGACACTCCAAAAATAATATTTACTCCAAATGAATCAAGTTTGGTAAATTATAATTTTTATCTTGGTAGAATTGATAAGGTATACTTGGATAGTTATGGGTCATTTGTTATTGAAAGGGGCATATCTTCAGTCAGTCCAAAAGAACCTTATAAATCTGGAGATTTACTAGAAATTGCATCCATTTCATTACCACCATATCTTTATGATACCAATGACATTAAAATAACCTTGGTAGATAATAGAAGATATACTATGCGTGATATTGGAAAAATAGAAGATAGAGTCGAAAATTTAGAAATAGTAACTTCCCTTTCTTTACTAGAATTAGATACGCAAACTCTTCAAATACAAGATGCTGATGGAATAAATCGTTTTAAAACTGGATTTTTTGCAGATTCATTTAAAAATGATAATTTCATTGATTTTGGCAATTCTCTTTCAGAAATTTCTGATGATAATGAATTAACTCCATTAATTTCAAAGAACAGTTTAAAGAATCAGATTATTGCAGCATCAAATCCTACCGATTTTGAATTAGATTTATCACAAAATTTTGAGTTATTAGACAATAGAGTTAAAAAAACTGGTCAAGTAATTACTTTAGATTATGAAAGCGTAGGTTGGATAGAGCAACCATTAGCAACAAGAGTTGAAAATGTAAATCCATTTCATGTTATTCAGTATGTTGGTGATGTTAGATTAAATCCGTTTAGAGATACTTGGATAAGAACTGTAGAACTTCCAGATAGAGTTATTGCACATAATAATAGTTTAAACTTAGAAAGTAGAGTTAACACCGAAAGAATAACTTTAAATAATGTCAATAACACCACAGGAACAGGATCTGGAGGATTGGGTGTTGGTCAAGTAAGGGATACTTGGACCGAATTAAGTTTAAGTGACGGTGCTGTATCACAAGAAACATTTAATTCTTCTGATAGTAGTACTTCTACTTCTACAGAAAGATCTTTTATTGAAAGTCAATTTGACATTTTTATGAGATCTAGAAATACTGAATTTTCAGTATCAAATTTAAGATCTTTTACTCAATATTATTCATTTTTAGATGGTATTTCTTCAATTGACTTTACTCCAAAATTAGTAGAAGTTACTAGGGATGTAGAATTACAAAATCCTGGTACTGATGGTAGTTTTATTGTTGGTGAGAATGTAGTTGGTTTTAATAACGGCATTCCAATTATAACATTTAGACTTGCCCAACCAAATCATAAATTTGGTTCATTTAATAACCCATCATCTACTTATGATTCAAATCCATACTCAAAATCAGAAATTCTACCTACAGCATATAGCGAATCTTCGTCAGTATTAAATATTGATACATTTTCATTATCAGAAGAAGCTCAAGGATTATATTCTGGATATTTAATCCGCAGAGCGGTATTAATTGGAGAAACTAGTGGTGCTTCTGCATATGTAAAAGATTTAAGATTAATTACTGACAATTATGGTGATTTAATTGGAACTTTCTTTATTAGAGATCCAAATGCATTACCACCCCCAATTATAAGAGTTCCTACTGGAAATAAAACGTTTAAATTATCTTCAAGTCAAGCAAATGAAAATGGTTTATTGAATGGAACGGATATTTCTTCAGCAGAAACTAACTATTTGTCAGAGGGTACTGTACAAACTTATCAGAACATTATAAGAGTTCATACAATAAATTCTTCATTAACAACAACAAATAATATAAGAACGAGGACTTTAAATGCAGTAAGAAATGAAAATATATCATCAATAAATCTTCCAGAACCACCAGCTCCAGTAATAAATGAAATTACACAAGTAACTCAAAATGTCACAAATGTTACGAATGTAACAAGGAATGTTACGAATGTAACACGGAATGTTACGAATGTAACAAGGAATGTTAATAGGGTTATCCAACAACAAACACATGCTGATCCTTTGGCACAAACATTTCTTGTTGGATCTAGTAGAGGATTAAATTCATTTAATGATGATGTTAATGGTGCATTTTTAACTGCTGTAGATTTATTCTTTGCAAAGAAAGATCCAGGAAATGCTCCTGTTACAGTTCAAGTAAGAACTGTTGAATTTGGCACTCCAACATTAACAATAATAGGTGATCCAGTAACTCTCAGACCAAATGATATCCAAACCTCAACTGATGGGTCAGTAGCAACTAAAGTAACCTTCCCATATCCAATATTTTTACCACCAGGATTGGAATATGCAATTGTTATTTTGGCACCTCAAAGTGATCAATATGAATTATGGGTCGCTAGAATGGGAGAAACAACTAAAAATACATTAAATCTTCCAGATGTTGAAAGTGTAAGGTATACCAAGCAGTTTGCAATTGGCAGTTTATTTAAGTCCCAAAATGGATCTATATGGTCCGATGATCAATATGAAGATTTGAAATTTAAATTATATAAAGCTAGATTTATAGAACTAAATGGAATTGCATATTTCCAGAATCCAACTTTAAGTAAGAGTAATGGATACGTTAGAAACTTAATAAACAATCCAATTAAAACATTACCCAGAAAACTTAAGGTTGGTATAACAACAGTATATAATAGTACAATAGTAGATACAATATTAAATATTGGCAGGAAAGTTGGTGAATCTGTGAATAGTAATATATACGGATCTATTGTTGGGACTGGTTGTTCGGTATCTAATATAGCAATTAGTACTGGTGGAAGAAATTATCCTGTAGGGATTTCTACTGTAGAGACATTCAATGTTACTGGAAATGGATCTGGATTGAAACTAGTTGTCACTGCAGGATCTAATGGTACTCTAACATCCGCAACAATTAACCAATTTGGAAGTGGATATTCGGTGGGTGATGTTGTTGGAATTGTAACGTCAACTGTAACAGGAACTACAAATTTAAGTAAAGGTCAAAATGCATTAATAACAATAACAGGAAATAATAGTGCAATTGATACTCTATATTTAACTGATATTCAAGGAAATCATTTTGGTAGTGGAAGTATCTTACAATATTTTAATAATTCTGGAACAAGAATTTCTATGGGAACAACTCAGATTACATCTTCTGATAGTTATGGTTCTTATTCAGATGGAAAATACTTTAAAGTTGATCATTTTAATCATGGCATGTACGGCACAAATAATATTGTCGAATTAAGTGGAGTTTTTCCAGACACCCCAGGAGTAATTTTATCTTCGCAATTATTGAGAACCGATTCTATTTTAAATATAGCATCTGCAGATACTTCATATTTTCAAAATTTTGAAGGTTCTGCTGTAAGTGCAGCAAATCCCGGATATTTAATTATTAATAATGAAATAATTAAATATATTTCAGTACAATCATCATCATTAGAAGGATTGGAAAGAGGTATCGATGGTACTATTGCAATAAGTCATCCAGAGAACTCAATTATTCGCAAATACGAATTGAATGGGGTTTCTCTTAGAAGAATTAACAGAAGTCATAATATTGTTGATTCTAATATTGAATTGGATAGTTATTACTTAGAAATAGATAGAAGTGGATTAATTGGTTCGGACAATTTTGGTATTGACAGATCTACTGATGGTACGTATGCAAAGTTATCATTTAATAGTGAAAAAAGTGTTGGTGGCGTAACCGCATATGCATCCGAAAATATAATTTATGATACTGTAATACCATTCTACAATATTATAATACCTGGAGCAACAACTGAAGTAACATCTCAAATGAGATCTATTACGGGAACAAGTTCTGGTGGTAACGAAACATCATTTACAGATCTTGGATATCAGAATGTTCAGATTAATCAAAAAAATAAATTAAATGAACTTAGAATGGTTTCTTCCAAGATTAATTCTGATGAATACTTAGATGCTTTACCTAGAAATAAGTCTTTAATAACTGCACTGACTTTATCTTCAGATAATTATAATCTTTCACCTATGATTTTCTTAGATGATACATTTACAGAATTTCATAGTGCAAGATTGAATAATCCAATTTCAGATTATATTAGTGATGGTAGAGTAAACAGTCTTATAGATGATCCACATGCTGCGATTTATGTTTCTAGAACTGTTAGATTATCTCAACCATCCAATAGTTTGAGAGTATTATTATCAGCATATAAACATTCTTCTACAGATTTTAGAGTTTTATACTCATTGATAAAACCAGAGTCAAATGAATCGTTAACAACATTTAATTTATTCCCAGGATATAATAATTTAACAACAGATAATAATCTTGATGGTTATTTTGATATTGTTGATGAGAGTAAAAATAGTGGTTTGTCAGATACAATAGTTCCAAGTAGTTTGGAAAATCAATTCTTAGAGTATCAATACACAGCAGCTAATGTTGGACCATTTGTTGGTTTTACTATTAAAATCGTGATGTCTGGTACAAGACAAGATAAATATCCAAGATTCAAAGACTTAAGAGCAATTGCATTGGCATGATGGAAGATTTAATATCAGTTGAAGGGCACCCAAATCTTTTTAGAGATGAAAAAACGGGTGCTATAGTAAATTGTGACAGTGCTGCGTATAAACAGTATTTAAGCAGTGTTTCAAATAGAATGAATACAAAAAAAGAAATTGAAAATTTAAAGGATGAAGTTAAAGAAATTAAGTCTTTATTAAAGGAGTTATTAAATGAAACCAGAAGACATTGAATTGAGTGATATTAACAAATTATTTGAATATGAAAAGCATTGTAGAGTGATTGACGAATTAAGTATAGAAGAATTGAGAATTTTTTCAAAATTATACTTTAAATTATATTTAAAGCAGCAAGAAGTGGTAGCATTATTTAATTAACATAAATAACTCATAGGCGTATTTTTGATAGTAAATGGCATCACCATATGTAGTTAATTTAAGTATTAATACCGGTACTTCATTTACTCAATCTTTTACTTTAGCTAGTGATAGTGGTTCGGCACTTAACCTTTCAAACTATGATGTTAAGTCTCAATTAAGAAAACATCCACAAAGTACTTCTTACGTAAATTTTATTGCTACTGCAGTTTCTCCACCTTCGTCTGGAATAATAAAAATTGAATTAGGACCAAACTCTACCACTAGTTTAAAACCTGGAAGATATATGTATGATATTGTAATTACAAATAGTGGAACTGGAGAAAAAACAAAAGTCATAGAAGGTTCTGCAATAGTTTCAAAAAGCATAACGAGAGATAGTTAGTATTATGGCAAAACCATCAACAAGACAAGAATTAATTGATTATTGTTTAAGAAGACTGGGAGCTCCAGTTTTAGAAATTAACGTAGATGATGATCAAATAGATGATTTAGTGGATGATGCCTTACAATATTTTAATGAGCGTCATTTTGATGGTGTTGAAAGAATGTATTTAAAATACCAAATTACTCAAGATGACATTGATAGAGGTAAGGCAAAGAATACTAGTGGTGTTGGAATAGTAACAACTACAGGAACATCTGGTATTGGAACTTTTAATTTTTATGAAACCTCAAATTATATTCAAGTACCAGACTCTGTTATTGGTATAGAAAAAGTTTTTAAATTTGATACTAGTTCTATTTCTGGTGGAATGTTTAGTATAAAATATCAATTATTTTTAAATGATCTTTATTATTTCAACTCTGTAGAATTATTGCAGTATGCCATGGTTAAAAGTTATCTTGAAGATATTGATTTTTTACTAACAACCGATAAGCAAATAAGATTTAATAAAAGACAAAATAGAATGTACTTAGATATTGAGTGGGGAGCACAATCTGCAGGTAATTTTTTAGTAATTGATTGTTATAGAATATTAAATCCAAATGAGTTTACTAAGGTTTATAATGATAGTTTTTTAAAAAAGTACTTAACTTCGCTTATTAAAAAGCAATGGGGTCAAAATTTAATAAAATTTAGAGGAGTTAAGTTACCAGGTGGAGTTGAACTGAATGGTAGAGAAATATATGATGATGCTCAAAGAGAGTTAGACGACCTAATGCAAAAAATGTCTATGGAATACGAATTACCACCATACGACTTTATAGGGTAATTATGGCACTAAATCCATTTTTTCTTCAAGGGTCAGGTTCTGAACAAAATTTGATTCAACAATTAATAAATGAACAATTAAAAATTTTTGGAGTAGAGGTTTCTTATTTACCACAAAAATTCATAAGAAAAGAAACAATATTGAGAGAGGTTACTGCATCAAAATTTGATGATAATTTTTCAATAGAAGCATACGTTAGTAATTTTGATGGATATACTGGTTCTGGGGATATTTTATCAAAATTTGGAATGAACTTAAAAGATGAGTTAACTCTCATAATATCAAAAGAAAGATTTGAAGATTTTATTGCTCCATTTTTATCTGACATGGATCAAGACGAAATCATAGTTTCTACTCGCCCAAGAGAGGGTGACTTAATTTATTTCCCACTTGGAAAGAGATTATTTGAAATAAAATTTGTAGAGCATGAGCAACCGTTTTATCAACTAGGGAAAACTTATGTTTATGAATTGAAATGTGAATTATTTGAGTATTCGGATAATATTGGTGGATGGGATAATGTAAATACTACCGTAGAAGAAATAGATAGAACTTTAGAAAATCAAGGTTATATCAATACACTTAAGTTATTCCCAACAGGATCACGAGCGACTGCACAAACTTCAACTGTAAGTGGTTATGTTAGAAAAATAACTTTACTCAATGATGGATATAATTATAAAACAACGCCAACAGTAGCAATTAGTAGCGCACCTTCTGGTGGAGTAAATGCTCAAGCAGTAGCAATTACTTCGTGTATAGGAAATTTTTGTTCCGTTAAAGAAATTTTGCTAGTAAATCCTGGTGCAGGGTACACAGTAGAACCAACAGTTATAATTTCAAGTACAACTGGAATTGGAGCAACTGCAAAAGCAGTAATTGAAAAAACATATTCTGGTATTGGAAGTATAACAATTACTAATAGTGGTTCTGGGTATGTTACTCCGCCATCTATAGGATTCTCATCCTTTACATCTGCAGTTACTGCTGTGGCAAGAACTATTGTAAATTCCAACGGTCAAATTAGTCAGATATTGATTTCTGACGCTGGAATTGGATATGCATCAAGTCCAGTAATATCTATAGCAAATCCACCATTACTTGTTGGAATTAATACTTATATTTTTAATGAAGTAGTTACTGGAGAAACTTCTGGTGCTAAGAGTAGAGTTAAAACTTGGGATA